ATCTTGGAGCAACCGGAACGCGAGCACGTTGGTGCAGTCGGCGCCGGAACGGAACCTCATGTACCAGCCGCGCCGCCCGTCGGGCAGGTTGTTCGATGTGTTGAACAGGTTGGGGATGAAGTCCAACGTGGTGGACCCTGGCTTGTCGACAATGACGTACTGGGAGAAGTCTCCCACTACGATCTCATTGTCACGCACCGTTGTGGTCTGCGCCGACGGAGCGTCGTCGGTTTCGACCACCGGGGAGCCGAGGAGGCGAACGGTGTTTGCCTCGGTCAGATCCTTGGTGTACGAGGCGGACACCGCTGTGCCCAAAGCGGCGATGGCGTCGGCGTATACCGGATTCATCACCCATGTGGACTTCCCACGGTTGCGGACAGGGACAGCCCGACGCAACCCTTGCAGGTCGACCAGGCCGATTGTTGCCGCCGTGGTCGAAGTGACCTCGACGTTGGTGTTGGCGTCGCAGGCGGTGAAGATGCCCTTGGGTGCGGTGGTGCCGTTGCCGGTTGCGTGAGCTGTCCCTTCGAGCCGGTCTCGGCCGTCGGCGAGCAGCATCGCTGCGTCGTTTACCAGGTTGTCGATGTCCTCGAACGCCTGGAATGACGCCTGGATGAACCCGGCACCAACAAACGTCGGGATGTTGACCCCGGCGAACGTCGGGGAGTCATCCGACACCTCGGCCAACTCGGCATCCCATGAGAAGTCGGAGCCGGCGGTTGTGACACCATTCCACGCCTTTTCGTTGGTCAACGTCACGACGCGCGAGATGGCGCGGATGGCGTTGGAGCTGCCGGAGTTGGTGAGGATCAGCGTCGGGTCTAGATGTGTGGGGACCAGGAATCCGCCTTGGGTGTTGGTGCCGACAGCGACAGCGGCTCGTTCCTCGTTGGTGAGGAACAGGTCGCGGCCGGTCATCAGTTTCGACCAGGCAGAGGCGTACAGGTCGGTTGACCTGCCGGCGATCCCTGCCAGCCATGCCCGGTCGGACTGGTGGCGCTTGAGGATCTTCGTCGCATGGTCGACCGCGACATCGTTCTCGCCGATGGAACGGCGGATGACGTCAACGAGTTGCTTCGAGTCCATGCGAGCGAACTCTTCGCCGGTCGGTTTGTCTGGCTGGCGGATGAACGTCGGGCCCTTCGGTGCGGCATCCCGTTCGGCTTCGAGCGCGTCGAGTTCGGCGATGCGAGCTTCCTTCGCTTCGATGTCAGCCTTGATGGCCGCGTTGCGGTCGAGGATTTCTCCGATGCGAGACTCGACGGCCGCGGCGTCGCGGGTTTCGTCGGTGTCGATCGTTTCGGCCTCAGCCTTGAGCGCCTTGCGCTCTTCGATGAGCGCGGCAACAGCCGCTCGGAGGGTATCTGCGTACTTCATGGTTGGTCCTTTCAGGACAGATCAGCGAACGCGAGAGCCACACGGGCGGAGCGTTTCGCTGAGGGGTGGGTTGTCTGTCCATCGAGTGCCTGGGGCGGCTCGTTGGGGGTTGTCAGACCAGTGCCCGGGGCGGCTGGGCTGGCGATCTGTGTGAGCTGTCGGGCAGCGCGGGCGGCTTGGCCTGTGCGCGCCAACTGGCGCTCTAGGAAGTGGTCGGTGAGGGACACGGAACGCACCCCAGAGGTGGCGGCCAGCTGGGCGGGAAACACGACGGGGCCGAACTCGTACAGTGACACTTCGCGGATGGTGCGCTCGGGCAACTTGTCAGGGTTGTAGGTCGACGCCTTCGACGGTTCGACCCATTCCTCCTTAGTCACCCGGAACCGGTACGACGCGCCGAGCACCGAGCCGGTGAGGGTGCCGTCCATCAGCCGGCCCTGCAGCTGAGGGAGAACGCGATCATGGTTGTAATCGGTGTCGAGTAGCGGCACCTCATAGTAGGGGCCTTCGTCCTCCTCGCGGAGAACGTCAATCGGGCCGAGTGGGGCGGACCCTACAAAGGTGTCGTACCCGTGGTCAAACTGGACCTTCACCCGGTCACGGTTCTCTGCGATCGTTTTCTTGAACGAACCCGGGACGGTGCGTTCCATGAACCGGCCCTCGTACCAGGAGTCGATTTCGTTCCACAGGTTGAACTTGGTGAAATGCCCGTACATGGTGGTGCCGGCTGTGTCGGCCTCGGTACGCAATTCGACGGGGACACCATGTAGACCGCGGAACAGGTTGTCCCGCGGTGCTTCCATCAGGTCGCTCATTTGGCGGCTCCTTGCGATAGTGCGGGGTCCGGTTTGTTCAACAGGTCCGGTATCCCGGGGACGTCGAACCGCGGGTCAGCGAACGGGGTTTCGTCCTCGATCGTGCGAACCTCGTTCACAGTGGTTGTCTCAGACTTCAGCCGCAGGGCATGAATCTCATGGCGTTCACGGGCGGTCATCATCAGCGACGCGGACACGTTCAACTTGACGACCTGCGGGCGGGGGAGCATGTCGGTCAAACAGCTTTGAAGCTTTGTCACCCAGAACTGGCGGCGCTTGAACCGGGCCAAATCGGCGTCAGAACGGTTCGCATAGGTCAACGACGACCCTCCGGCGGACGCCCCATAGTCAGCGGGGTCCTCAAGGAAGATGCGCCCAATGATCTGCTCCGTGGAATAGCGCATCGTGTCAAGAAACTGTGATTCCTCAGGGTTGATCTGAATCGGGGTGTACGTCGTTGATTTGGGCATCACGATCGGCTCACGATTCCCGCGGGTCAACTGCATGAACCGCTCTTTGATCGTTGTCGCCTGCGTTGGGCCGATGTCGCCTTCGGGTTGAATCAACGCCGACGGGTGCCCACCATCGGCCAGGTAGTCGGCACCAAACTTCTGCGCCGTGAGCCCGATACCGATCGAAGCCGCATGGTACGCGATCGGGGACATCCCAAGCAGCGACCCTGTAGCGGTGTACGCAGGAACATGCCACAGATCCCCGACAGGCCACAGCTGGTGCTCCACCTGGTCAACGTAGAATTGCACCTTGCCACCGAAGTTCTGGACTCGCACACATCCGGGGGATTGCAGTTCGATCCGTGTCGGATACATCCCGTTCGATGTGGTCTGCGTGACCAGACCCCACACGTTCCCGGCGGTCAACCATGACGCGACAACCTGATAACGCCAATCCAAAGCCGAACCGTATACGGAGGGGGTGGCGATGATCTGCGGGACAGGGTCAACCTCCTGCCGGCGCCCGTTCACGTACCGCACCACATCTACAGGCATCATCGAAATATCCTGCGAGATGCGGGTCACACAACCCCACACGGCGTCGTGACGCATCGCAGAATCGGCGTCAACGTATACACCAGCCGAACCCGTGGCCGCATACTTTGCGACCAGATCGGCGGGCAAACGAACCGACCGTTTCTCTGGTGCTTGGCGGAACAGGATGCTCACTTGCGGGCCTTCATGGTGCGGGTGATCTTGTAGGACACCGCCAGACAGGAAGCCCCCACGACAGCGAGCCCGAATGAGATTGCCACCAGGAATGCTGCGGCGGAAAGGCAGGCCAGGCCAACCAACTCAAGTGCGTCAGTCATCCGACCTCCTCTCAGTACACAAAGAACTCTTTGCCCACTGGGGCGGCGACAGATTCGAGCGCCCTCAGGGCGGCGGTCGCTGCGAGCAGCGGGGTGATATCGGAGCGGGCTTCGCGGGTATCCCATTTCCATCCGTCGCCCGTTGGGGTGCGGAACGCGCCACCAACCGCGTCTTCCAGCAGCAGGTCCCCAAGGTGGCGGATACGTTGCTCAGTGACTGCGATCTTGAACGCCTCACATGAGGCAGCCCATTCGCGGCCCGTCAACGCAAGAGCTTTGACTTCCTTGCCTGGCAGGGAGCTGGCGGCACGCTGGATTTCGGGGGCCATCGGACGGGCGTCGCCACCGTTATCCCACGCCACAGCGATCACATCATGCAACTCGACCAGTTCACGCAGACGGGCTTCCAACCACCACACCGCATTCTCACGGATCAACGTCTCGACATGCGGCAAACCATCAGCCCTACGACCGGCAACAACGATCGAAGCCGACGCAGCGGCCTGACCGACCCCAACCCCGATCACCTTGCGTCCGACAATGACCGACTCTGTATCGACCAACGGTTTGCCCATCCAGACTCCCGGATCGATCTCCGACGGGCGAACCGCGCTGGTCAACTGCGGCACCCTCACCCACCGGTTCATGTACCCACGTAGGAAACCCGGCAGGCCAGGTTCGTAGCCTTCCTCGTCCACCTCGTCAGGGTTCGCCAACGCCTTCGCCATACGGGTCTGCAACCGTGCCCTAGTAATCGTGTGACCCAACGCCGGCAGATGTTGCGCCCACACCTTCGGATCATCAAACGGGGCATCATCCGGTAGCGACCACTCGAAATAGCACGAACGACCATGATCACCTGTCTCGCAACGGCGGCGGCCAGCCAGCACCTTGCGGAACAGGTACCGCGACTTCTCGTTCCCTGCAGTCGAAATAACAAAGGTCTGCGGACTCCGTCGGGTCACAGTCGCGGCGTCAACCGCCTGCTCCACCACATCGTCATGATGGGCGAACGCCTCGTCAATCACCGCGACGTCCAGCACGTCACCATGCGAACCAGTTTCGGTCGGAGCAGCGATCTGTAGAAAAGACCCGGTACCGAACAGGATGTGCTCAAACCCGTTGTTCATCGACGACTTGAACTCCGTCGGCCGTAACGGCCGCTCCCGAGAATGCGCAACCGCCGTGAACCCCTGGGCTCGCCGCAACTTCGGGATGAACTCCCGCTCCAACTTCTTGCGAGCCATCTGCCCAGACTGGGCCAGATAAGTCACGATCTGCATGTCATCCAACCGGCGCGCCATGTACAAGCAGCGCCACACCATCAAAGCAAGCAGCAGCGTCGTCTTCCCAGACTGGCGCGGAACCGTGATCACAACCTCTTCGTAGAACAACTCTCCCGTCTCCGGGTCAACCTCAAGCGCGACGTCGGCTACGTGTTGCTGCCACGGCATCAACGGCTTGTGCAACCGCCTTGCCACCTCGCCCACCTCGTGACCCAACGTCACCCGCCCGAGGTTTCTTGGCGTCCCGAACCTTGGCAAGATCAGCGACGGCACCAGGCTTACACCAGTCGCCTTCGGCCTCGACTTCACCGCTACTGGCATGACGCCCCTTCACCACAAGCTCGGCCACCAGGCGCTGCAACGCCGAAACCGCCGACGCACACGACTTGGTATGCCCCTTGTCGTCGGCCTCTTGCGCCGTGTCAATCTCCAACGCCAACGCCAGACCAGCAGCGATCAGCACTTCCAACTCAGGGGTACGCGCGTCCAGCGTGGGCAGCAGGTCTTCCAGTCTCGACGTGACCGACACAAAACCTCGTTTCGCATGAACATGCACCCATGCTGGAAAACCACCGGTGGACGGACACCACCAAAGCCAACGCACCCCATCTGACCAGGCCAGAGAGAGAGATTCGTAAAGTGG